ATTAGGCTTCAGATTAAGCTGACCGCAGATAGCCCAGCGGGCGCGAGCCATCTTTTCACCCTTTCACTTTTTCACCCTTTCACCTTTAAAGTATGGACAACTACAAGGAACTGGCGCAACTGGTGCGCAACGCAGCCGGCAAAGCCCAACTCACACTGATGCAGGGAATTGTGCGCAAGGTTAGCGGCTTGACCTGCGAAGTGGAGGTTGGCGGTATTGCTGTACCGGACGTGCGGTTGCGTGCCTCCGAGGCTGCAACAGACGCGCAGATGCTGATAACGCCCAAGGCGGGCACGGCGGTGATTGTGGGCAGCCTGTCGGGCGACCTCACCCAGTTGGTGGTGTTGGCCATAGACCAAGCCGAGAGCATAACGATAAACGGCGGCAAGCAGGGCGGGCTGGTAAACGTCGAGCAACTAACGCAAAAGATTAACGAGCTGGTGCAGGCGTTCAACGCCCACACCCACCAAGGCTTTCACGGGCCGACTGGGCCGCCGCTCAAGACGGCACAGCCTCTGAACCGCAGCGATTACGAAGATACGAAAATAAAGCATTAGGCAATGAACGGAATACAACTGATGGATTTCGCCCCCACCATCCGCGTGCGGCGTGACGTGCAAGGCAAGATAACCTCGGGGCTGCGCGTGGGCGACACGCTGCGGCAGAACCAGGCTCTCATACTGGCACTGAACAAGGGCGAACTGAAAGAACGCCCCTCGGTGGGCTGCGGCATCGCCGACATGCTCATGGACCACGACCCGCTATACTGGCGCACTCTCATACGCGAGCAGTTGGAAATGGATCGTCAGAAGGTGAACAGCATTAGAATTACGCCGAAAGGCATCGATATAGACGCAACATATTAAATTAAACAACAATGATAGAACACTTTTTAAACAAACTTCTTGAAGTGCTCTCCACGGCGTGGGGCTGGCTGATGTTCGTCGGCCTCGTGGTGATGAACTTCATCGTCGGCTACGAGAAAATGGTGGGATTCACCGTCATGGCCATCGTACTCGATGCAGTCTGGGGCATCGCGGCGAGCCTGCTCCAAAAACGCTTCGCGCTGAGCGAATTGGCGCGTGACACATTCGCCAAACTCGCCGTATATGGCACTGCCGTATTCGTCTTCATCCTGGTAGACAAGCTGGCGGGCATCAGCGGCGGGCTGACCACGAGCGTCATCTGCATCGGCATCATCCTGGTTGAGCTGTGGAGCATGTCGGCCAGCATGCTCATCTGCTTCCCAAACATGCCTTTCTTGAAGATACTGAAGAGAGCCTTGGCAGGGGAAATCGCGAGCAAACTGAACGTGAAGCCAGAAGACGTTACGGCGGCATTGGACACATTACACACGAAGAAAAATGAGAGACATTAAGTATATCGTGGTACACGCCACAGGAGGCTCGCCACAAACCACAATAAAGGAGTTGCTGTTGGTGTTTAAGGGGCTGGGCTGGAAGAATCCGGGCTACCATTACGTGGTGGCAGCCGACGGCACGATAACGCAGCTGTTGGGTGAAGACAAGGTTAGCAACGGCGTGAGAGGTTACAACCGCATGCTCATCAACGTGGCCTACATCGGCGGATTGGACGCCAAGGGCAAGTACGCCGACACGCGCACGCCAGAACAGAAAGAGGCCCTGCGCAAACTGCTGGGCATGCTCCACAAGAAGTATCCGGCCACCGAGATACGCGGACATCGCGACTTCTCGCCAGACCTGAACCACAACGGCATCATTGAGCCTTGGGAGTTCATCAAGGCCTGCCCTTGTTTCGACGCAAAGAAAGAGTATAAGGACATTTAACCCTGAGAGCAATGAGACACCTATTATATATACTTGCATTAATCATGCTGCTGGCCTCGTGCCGCACGACGCGGACGATAACCCGAAACAGCGAGGTGGACGTTCGCCAGCGCGACTCGCTCGTTGTGCGCGACAGCGTTGTGCTGCGCTACGTCATCGCCACGCGCGACAGCGTGACCATCCGCGACAGCGTGGTGGTTGTAAAAGATAGTTCGGGCAGGGTGATAGCCATGGAACGCCACCGCATCAGCGAGCGTATGCGCGACACGCGGGCCGACAACTCGGCCACAGCCACGCGCGACAAGACACACGACAAGGGTGTTAGCACGCATGTGAAGGAAAAGGTAACGGACTCGAAATCCGCTTGGCCAACCCTCGGTACGGTAATGGACATCGTTGGATGGGTGTCCTTCGTCTTGTTCCTCATTTTATTCGCACGAAAGCTATGGAGACGACGGTAAGTGACGGCCAGACGTTGGCCGATATTGCCGTACAGCAATACGGCGCATTGGAGGCGGTGGTGCGCCTGGCCATGGACAATGGCATGGCCGTGAGTGAAGCACCGCCTGCAGGCACACGGCTGCGCCTTCACGACGGCGAGTACAACCGTCCCATGCGCCGCTATTGCCAGGCACACGGCATAGCCCCGGCCACACTGCGCGGTGATGGCGGAACAAGAGCGCGCATATTCAACGAGACTTTCAACGACACATTCAACTAGCGACTTATGGCACGAACCATTGCAGAGATAAAGCGCACGATGACTGATTCATTCATGGCCAACGCCACGCTGCGCGAGGCATACGGACTGGCGGAAGGCGCCACCTTCGAGGGCAGTTTTTCGGCGGTGAGCATCGAGAACATACTGTTCTACATTGTGGCTGCCTGCTGCCACGTGATGGAAGCCCTATTCGACCGCCACCGACTGGATGTGGACGAGAAGATAAGCCGAGCAGTGGTGGCCAGCGTGCCGTGGTACTATAAGGTTGCCCGGCAGTTCCAGTACGGCGACGCGCTCACCTTTGACGAAACCACCTCGCAATGGCGTTACCCCACCGCAGACGAGAAGAAACGGCTGGTGCGTTACGTGGCCGTGCGCGACCGCGGCACGAGCATACAGGTATTGGCCTCGGCCGATAAAAATGGGCAGCCCGAACCGCTTTCGGCCGATGTTCTAACGGCGTTCAAACACTATATGAACCGCGTTAAGATTGCGGGTGTGGTGCTCAACGTTCGTTCGCTTCCCGCCGACAGCATTCAGGTGAGAGCTACGGTGCAGGTGGACCCGCTTATCCTTAGTGCGAACGGAACAAGGAACGGCGATGGGGCGAAACCCGTCGAGGATGCAATAAATGTCTACCTGCGCGGTATCACTTATGGCGGTACGTTCAACAAAACGCGTCTTGTTGATGCTATCCAAGCCGTGGAGGGCGTTGTCGACGTGACATTGGCCGAATGTCTTTACAAAACGGCCGCCGACACAGATTACCGACCCGTGGTTGGAAATAACTATACGGCAGTGGGTGGCAGTTTCGTTGCTATTGGACTTCAAAACTCTATAAGATATGTGGTATGACGTAGACTTCAACCGATGGGCCGTGCAGCTGCTGCCGCCCATATTGCGCAGCCGAGTGCTGGTGGCCTTGCTCCGCATCCTCATCATTCCGCTGGCTTACGTTCACCGCCTCTTCACGGAATATCGCAAGAAAGTGGCCGACAGGCTCGACATCACGGCCAGCGTGCAAGACATCGAACGCGCACTTAACCGCCGATTCTTCTTGCGAAACAGACAGATATACATAGAGTCCGAATCTGACGATCGACATCCGTGCCTATACTTCCAGGCAGAGGGCAAGCCGCCCACATTCCTAAACCCACGCATGACGTTATGGATGGACGGCGAAGTGCCAAGCAAGCCAAACTTCACAATATTTGTCCCCAGTTTTCTTGTCTCGTCGCTCAATTCCGAAGAAGACCGCCACAAGGGGCGACACCTCGCGGAGATCATACGCATTGTCGAACTATATAAACCGGCTGGCCGCCGTTATCACATAAACATATACGAATATGAATAGACTTCTTTTCAATGAGGGTGGACAACCCATATTCCTAGACGATATCAAGCTATTGCAAGACAATGACGCTGGCTTCAATCGGCAGTTTCTAAATGCCATAAGCGGGAAATCCTCCGCATTCTTGCTTCAACATTTGGAGATGAAACCATTATCCGTAGATCAGGAGAAGTTGACGACGACGGCCAAGATTTTCGCGAATTCTGTTGTTCTGTCTGGTGAAATAATAGACTTCCCGGAAACAACGGTAACGGTTCGGACTTGGAACGACCCGGTATACGTCTGTGTCACAGAGACAGAAAATGAAGGGCGAGAATTCGAAGACGGGCAGGAAAGGCCATGCAGGCTGTCAAGGCAGGCATACATAAGTACAAGTAAGGATGGTGCCAAGGTTTCCTACAACGTTCTCGAACTCCCGACATTGACCGAGCTTTTACGGAGAAACCTTGGCTTGGGGGGCGTAGACACTTGGAAAAACATTCCTGTTACGTTCTTCAATGGATACACTGGGCAAGTGCAATATCAGAAACAGGGCGGTTCCACACGCATAAAGGTCAAGATAAGCAGCATGAAGGGTGAATGGGATGCCATGCCCGGAAAGGGAATCCTTTTTGAAGTGGACCCCCAAGTTGGTTCGTTTTTAAACAGAAAATGGAGTGGAACTTTTGGAACTGGTGGAGACGATGGCTCACACCTATGCGCCTTAGAGTTTTACGACGGGAAATGTTCTCTTAGAGATCTGCGAGAACTTTCAGGTGCATCTAATGTCCTGGACTCTCCCATAGAATGCCCTGTTTCACTGATTTTTGAAATATTGGAATAAGTATGGCAACGACAATATACGAACTCCAAGCCCGTGCCAAAGCCCTGCGCGAGAAAACGCAGGAGGGCAGCATCACCCCCGAAGAGGTGGGTGGGCTCATTGCCGACACGCTCGCCCTGTTGGCAGATGTGGAACAGACGGCGGGAAGCCTGCGCGTCAGCAAGGTCTACACCTCCAAGACCGAGATGGAGGCCGACACCAACCCCGAAGATGCCCACCATCAGCCGCTCAAGGCTGGGCAACTGGTGGCCATACACGCAGAAGGCGACAGCCCGGACAACGGCAACATCTACGTTTACCTCGCGCCAGGCTGGAAGCTTATCGGCAACCTCAACCGCGTGGCCATCGGCGAAGACCTGGGGCAGGCCTATCCTGGCACGAAAGGCAAGAGGCTGGCAGAAGACTTGAACAACGAGCGTATCGAGCGAACCGACAACGACGCCGCCCTGCAACGCGCCATCGCCAATGAGACGGACAGCCGCAGACAAGCCCTTACCGAACAGGCCGAAGTCCTGCGCCGCGAGACCAACAAGGCCGTGGCGGACGAAGCCACAGTCCGCGACAGGGAACTAACGTCCATCAGGCAGAGCATCCGCGACATGCAGGGCAATATCGGCAGCGTCGAGGGATTCAAGCACGCGTTCTTGACGGAAGAAGAGTATAATCGCAAGCGGCAGGCGGGGGAACTCGACCCAGACCGCTGCTACTTCATAGAAGAATAAGCATGATACGCAAGAATAACCATCAAGCGGCGGCCGTGCATTACGGTGCGAGGGCGATAGCCGCAGGATATCGCGGCGCGCGCCCAGTGGGGGCGGGTGGGGCGCTCTCGGCGCTGGTCGTGAACAAGTGGCGCGGCACCATCAACGTGGTCGCTCTGAAGGCTCCCGGTTTCGGTGACCGCCGTAAGGC